CTACTCCAAGCATGATTGGAAAGTATTTTAAAAAAATAGAAGACGAAATAGCAGAATCGGAAGGTCGTTATAAGGATCGTGCTAAACTATTAGCCGAAAGAGTAGCTGCTAAAATGAATGAACGCACCGCCGATGTAGATGCTGCTGTTAAAGATTATCTTAATAAAGGCGGAGAAGTTAAAAAAGGCAAGTCACACAAACCAAGAAAAAGTGAAAAAACTGATTTTGGTAGTAAACATATTGGCGGTAAAGGCGAAGTGAGTCAAGGTAAAGCAACAAAGATTGGAAAATCAGCCAAAACTACTCCAGCAGGAAAACCTGTTGTTACCGCCGAAGATTTAGAACACCTGATTAGAATACGCGATAATCTAAATGAACAAATTTCCCAATTAGAAGAATACTATAGTGCTCCACCGAACGACAGTAGAAGTCCTATATCAGGACCCCATCAGCCAGGGTGTAGATGTAAAGAAGTAGAAGAAGGCCTGCGTGATCCTAAAGACAATCCATGTTGGAAAGGTTACAAGCCTGTTGGTACAAAGAAAAAAGGTGGGCGTACTGTTCCAAATTGTGTGCCTAAGGAGTCAGTACAAAAAACTGGGACAGCAGGACAATTAAAAGCAAAAGGTAAAGTAGACGTAAAAGGTACAGTATTAGGGTCTCCAGAAAAAAGTCAAAAAGGCCTACGCAATAAGTTAGTAGGCGGCGGAACATAAGGACACACCTTAGGACCGGTACTAGTTACCGTAAAGTGTGAGGCGGCTGCTGCCTTAGTGAAACGATTCGCTACCGTGTAACTACAAAGTGAGCAAGAATTTTAGGAAAGTATTATGGGAAAAGTTTATAAAAAGTTAGTTGAAAGTTTTGGATACATTGCTGAAGCGCCTATAAATGCTACAGGATATGATCCAGATAAAGTACAATACGCATATCAAGATGGTAAAGCTAATCCTAATTATCCAGGTGCTAAACCTACACCAGGCCCAGATACAAGTGATTACCAAGATCCTAAAGGTCTTGATAATGTAACCAACGATCCTGAACAAAAAAAGGATAAACCAAAGCCAAAACCAGGAATGACTGCTAATCCTGGAACAAAAGCATATCAGCATTGGTTAACTCAAAATGGATATAAAGTAGCTATCGACGGAAAATATGGTCCAGAAACTAAAAGAGTAACTAGTGACATTGTTAATAACAGACTTAATAAAGCCACTGAATTCAAAGCAAGAACAGGAAAATATGCTCCCGGTGAAGAGGAGTTTATGAAAGCATGGCAAGACATGCACGGTGTAGGAGCAGCTTACAATGTAAGACCTGGACAAGGTCCAGGAACTGTTAGTTTGGGCGATGCAGCATTTGTTAAAATAATGAAACAGTATGGATATGATCCGAAAACTGGGGATCCAACTGGTTCTGCTAAACCTACTACAGGACAGCCTGGCCAAGCTGGTCAGTATAAAACCGGAGCACTTCCTTCCAAGCAAGAAGATATAATTCTAAACAGTATTGGAAAATTAGAAGCTATTTTTAAAAAATATGGCATAAAAGTAGAATGTGCTTATAAAGACGATGGCTCACTATTAACAGAAGATGATTGGGTATTAAAACATATCAACATGTTCACTGCACAGGAACAAATGGAGATCTGGAAGACTTTAAGTGAAGCAGAACTAACTCCTTTTGGCAGTGTTGGAGCTGACATTGCTGCTAGAAGAAGAGGAGCCGAAGTAGCATCTGCGTATAAAGACAGTCTAGCGGCAGGACAAAGATATCAACAGGGTGCCACTGCTGCTGCTCAAAATATGCCGCAGAAACAAAGCACTTTAAGTAAGTTTGGTAAGAATCTAGCAGGTAGATTTGGAATGGGTAGTGGAAAACGTGCTGCTGCTAAAGGTGCTGCAAAATTAGGTTTAAGAGCTATTCCTTATATTGGAACAGCCGTGTTACTATGGGATATCGGTAGTGCCTTATACGACACATTTGCTACTACCGAAATTGCTGATTTAGATCCAGCTGATCAACAAATTATTGCTCAAGAAATTAAAAATCTTACAGACATGAGCAAATCTGCTGATTATGCTAGTGTTTCAGAAGAAACTAAGAAACGAGTTACTGCGATATTGAATGCTGCTAATAAGATGGCGCAACAAGCAGAAGCTTAACAAAAAGCCCCGCAAGGGGCTTTTTTAATGCCAGTTGCCTTGGAAACAATGTCTTACTTCATGTCCTAGGCTGTGCATGGTTGTTTGCTTTCCAGTAATAATAGTACACTGATTACCATCAAAAAAACTACAAGCCTGTACTCCATAACCAAAACCGTTAAATCCACGCTTACGTGATTCAGCTTCACATGCTTTCTGAACATCAACAACTGTACGCCAAGTTATAGTGCTCTGAGTTGTATAATTATTACTAGTATCAAACGGTTTGTTTGGATCATCGTTAAATGCCATTGCATTTGTAGCAACACATAAAGAAATAATCAATGCGGTAATTTTCATATCAATTCAGAGTTAGTTGAAAGTTCTATAATAATACACTCAAATTAGTAAAAAATCAACCACTTTTGGCTAATAAAAGTTTGACTATTAGTATTAATAACTTTATAATTTAGCTTTACTAGGAGACTCTAATGAGTAGAATGTACGGACCCGAGGAAAAAACTAAATTAGAAAAACTTATTAACGAAGGATCAACCGTTTTAAGAGAAATTGAAGATTTACAAGAGGGTCTAAAAGAAACTGTAAAGGCAGTAGCAGAAGAATTGAATATCAAACCAAGTATCATTAATAAGGCAATCAAAATTGCGCATAAAGATAACTGGCGGGTACACGAAGAAGAATGGGATGAAATTGAAATGATCTTAGGTGTCACTAAAAACTTACCTCAAGACTAATGAACGACATTGTTTATAACGTATTTCAATGGATAAAAGATGATTATCGATCTAATCGTTTACGTTTTACTATCGAGCTGCTTGCTTGGATCCTTAGTATTGGTTGTAGTATCACTATGGCAGCAACCGTCCCCAATCCTCCGTTGCTTATTCTTTATCCTATTTGGATTAGCGGTTGTGCTATGTACGCTTGGGCAGCTTGGACTCGCAGGTCGTTTGGCATGTTAGCCAATTACTTACTATTAGTTAGTATAGACTTAATCGGACTTATAAGAATGTTATGAACGATCTATATAAAATTATACACATACCAAATTTAGAAGAAGTGGCTGTAGAATGTTACAAAGTCATTCATGAAGCAGGTATCCCTATAATAAACGATTTATATACTTTAGATAAGGATCTCGACGACAGATTTAGATACTTGCCAACTTTAAAAAAAACAATGATCGAGCTCGGATTATACGATGTTTGGTTTAGAAGTGCAGTTGTAGTTACTTATGATGACTTACCGATACATACAGATTCTGCTGATGATTTTTGTTTTAGTTTTAATATACCTATAAAAAATACCAAAAATACCTATACAGTATTTTATGAGACATTGGACGATCCAAAAATCATGTCCACTTTAGACGGGTATACATATGGCTACATCAAATACGATCCTAAAACAGTTAAAGTGTTAGATAAGTTAGAAATGATCAATGCTGCTATCATTAATACACAAGTAGCTCACAATGTTGTTCATCAATCTATAGATTTACCAAGAATAAATTTGTTATTAAGATTGTCCCCTTCGTTTAAAATAGATGATTACAGTTTTAATTAACATTGTATGTAACTGGATATTAATGGGTGTAGCTGTAGCCTTATTATTTGTTCTTTGCTATTATTTTGCCATTGCTTGCGAAAAAATTTCTGATAAAATTACAAGCACAGCTAAATATTTCAGAGAAAGGTTTAATCAGCCATAAATGATTACCGTGGTGTTTGCGAGCCTGAAATCGCATATATGGAGAATAGATGTACGTAGACGCATACTTTAATCGCGACTCTGATGTCATACATGTTGTAGAACGCAACAACGAAGGCAAACGAGTTTTCAAAGAATTTCCTGTCAAATATACTTTTTACTATCCAGATGCTCGAGGTAAATTTACTAGCATCTATGGAGATCCCTTAAGTAGGATCGTCTGTAAAACTAGTAAAGATTTTCATAGAGAACTTAAGATACATAGTAATCAAAAACTTTTTGAAGCCGATATTAATCCACTTTTTGTTTGTCTAAGCGAACATTATCTTAATCAAGATTCTCCTAAACTGAATGCGGCATTTTTTGACATTGAAGTAGACTTCGATCCGGAACGTGGCTACGCAAGTCCAGAAGATGCGTTCATGCCAATTACTGCCATTGCTGTTCATTTACAATGGTTAGATACTATGGTTTGCTTGGCTATTCCTCCTAAAAGTCTTAGTATGTCCCAAGCAAAAGAATTAGTAAAAGATTTTCCTAATACACATCTTTTCGATAACGAAGCAGATATGTTAGATACATTTCTTAATCTAATTCAAGATGCTGACATACTATCAGGTTGGAACAGTGAAGGATTTGATATTCCATATACTGTAAATCGTGTAACAAAAGTTTTAAGCAAAGATGATACCAGACGTTTTTGTTTATGGAATCTTCACCCTAGACGGAGAGAATATGAAAAATACGGAAAAACAGCACAGACCTATGACTTGGTTGGACGGGTACATCTCGATTACCTCGAACTATACCGTAAGTATACATACGAAGAAAGACACTCCTATCGATTGGATGCCATCGCGGAATATGAACTTGGTGAAAAGAAAACACAGTACGAAGGCACGTTAGATCAATTATATAACAATGACTTCAAGACGTTTGTTGAATACAACAGACAAGACTGTGCGCTGCTGGACAAATTGGATAAGAAACTAAAGTTCTTAGACCTAAGTAATAAACTGGCACACGAAAATACTGTATTACTACAGACCACAATGGGTGCTGTGGCTGTTACTGAACAGGCCATCATTAACGAAGCTCATCGTAGAGGATTCCAAGTTCCTAATCGTACAAAGATGAGTGAACGAGAAGACACAGCCGCTGCTGGTGCTTATGTAGCATATCCTAAAGAAGGTATTCAAGATTGGGTAGGATCTTTAGATATTAATAGTCTTTATCCTAGTGCCATTAGAGCATTGAATATGGGTCCAGAAACTATTGTAGGTCAACTCAGGCAAACAATGACCGAAGAATATATTCAAGGACTAATGGCCAAAGGCAAATCATTCGCTGCTAGTTGGGAGGGTAAATTTGGTTCCTTAGAATATGAAGCAGTAATGAATAAAGAAATTGGAACAGATATTACTATTGATTGGGAAGATGGTAGAAATGATGTAATAAGTGCAGCACAAACATATCAATTGATATTTGAAAGCAATCAATCTTTTATGTTAAGCAGTAACGGCACTATTTTTACGTATGAAAAAGAAGGAGTAATTCCTGGACTACTCAAACGCTGGTATGCTGAACGTAAAGAAATGCAAGCCAAACTGAAGGAATGTATAGCCAATGGAAATAAAATTGAAGAAGAATATTGGGATAAGCGACAATTGGTTAAGAAGATTAATCTTAATAGTTTGTATGGTGCTATTCTTAATCCTGGCTGTAGGTTTTTCGATAAAAGGATCGGTCAGTCGACAACACTTGTCGGCCGACAAATTGCCAAACATATGGCTAGTAAAGTCAACGAAATAATTACTGGAGAATATAACCATGTTGGAAAAGCTATTATCTACGGCGATACTGATAGTTGTTATTTTTCTGCTTATAACACGCTTAAAAAAGACATACAAGCAGGACACATTCCGTGGACAAAAGAAACAATAATAACATTATATGATCAAATTGGAGATGAAGTTAATAAAACGTTTTCTAAATTTATGGAAGATGCGTTTCATTGTCCTAGATCAAGAGGAGAAGTAATTAAAGCAGGTCGGGAAATTGTAGGTTCTAAAGCATTATTCATTACTAAAAAAAGATATGCTGTACTCTATTACGATAAAGAAGGCAAACGTGTCGATAGTGATAGCAAACCTGGCAAGATTAAAGCTATGGGGTTAGATCTTAAACGCAGTGATACTCCAGAATTTATTCAAGATTTTTTAAGTAACGTTCTTGAAATGGTGTTAACTGGGGCTATCGAACAAGAAGTTTTAGATTATATTACTGAATTTAGAATAGCATTTAAGGCTCGACCTGGTTGGGAGAAGGGTTCTCCTAAACGTGCTAACAATATTACAGAATACGAAGCTAAAGAACATCGTCAAGGTAAAGCTAATATGCCTGGTCATGTAAGAGCAAGTATTAACTGGAATACTTTGAAACGCATGTTTAATGACAAATACTCTATGAATATAGTAGATGGAATGAAAGTGATTGTTTGTAAATTAAAAGATAATCCTTTAGAATATACAAGTGTAGCATATCCAGTGGATGAATTACGCTTACCTCAATGGTTCAAAGATTTGCCTTTTGATCATTCAGAAATGGAAGCAACAATTATTGATAAAAAATTAGAAAATCTAATTGGTGTTCTAAATTGGAACATCGGAAGCACAGAAGAAAAAAATACTTTTAACAGTCTTTTTGACTTCTAAACCTAAATAAACTTAATGGAGAAAAAAATGAAAGATATTTTAACTGACATCGTATCGCACACACACAGTCTAGGAATTATTCCCCTAGTAAAAATTACTGGTTCGGAAGCTGAGACTCTGATTGAATCTATGGCCGAAGATCGTAGTGTGATTATTAACGCTAAAACTAACAGTCCCGTTCAAGAATTCAACGGAACTTTTGGTATGCCTAACTTAGATAAGTTAAGTTTACACTTACGTAATCCTGAATATAAAGAAAATGCTAAAATAGAAGTTATTACAGCAGATCGCAATGGAGAGACTATTCCTGTTAATTTACATTTTGAAAATTCAACAGGAGACTTTGTAAATGATTACAGGTTTATGAATCAACAAATTGTAAATGAAAAACTTAAAAGTGTAAAATTTAAAGGTGCGCAATGGGATATAGAATTTGAACCTAGTATGGCGGCAATTTCTAGATTAAAACTGCAAGCGCAAGCACACAATGAAGAAAGTGTGTTTCAGGTTAAAACTGACAGTAATAACCTTGTAGTCTATTTTGGAGATGCTAATACTCACGCAGGTAATTTTATATTTGAAACAAATATTAAAGGTAAACTAAAACAACTTTGGAGCTGGCCTATAAGTCAAGTAATAAGTATTCTTAACTTAGATGGTGACAAAGTTATGAAAATCAGTGACCAAGGTGCTATGATGATCACTGTAAACAGTGGCTTGGCTAGTTATGATTACATTTTGCCAGCACAAACAAAATAAGGATATGTTATGAGTGGAGCATCAAGAGAAAAAGATCAAGCAGATTTTGATCTAGAAACATTTGTAGATTTGTTTGACACAGCGATGAGTTCAGATAATCCAGCAGTACAACGTGCTTTAAAAAATTTGGTACTAATCAGTGCCATGGTTAATGCTCAACAAGATCTAGACGGTTTACGTAAAGGTCCGTTACGTAGATTAGTAGAAGACATACAACACCTTAATAAGAGACTGAGTAATTTAGAAGGTGCTGGTGCTTACAGATCACCGTATGTACCCAATACACCTAACCCTGGGACTGCGGTACCTACTCCTGGTATATATTCTCCTGGACAAACACAGTGGCCTACTGTATTACCAGGAACATTTCCTCCTGGAACTGTAATCAGTGGAACAAGTACTGGAGATACATTTTCAGCACAAGCATTGAATCAAATAGATGTTAAAGTAGGATCTTTATTAGACAAGTTAGAAGCAAAATGAGTAAACCTTTAAACAAAGACTTAACTACAGCACAGCAGGATTATGCTTATTTCCTTCCAGCTACTAGTGGTTTCTACGCTACCTTTATAGGCAAACAACGATATGGAAATTACGTAGATCCTGCTCGTATTCCTGCTGTGTGGAAAAATGGCGTAGAAAGTTTAAATTATCTCGAGCCAGACAAGGGACTATTTTATTACAGTCATTGTCTGTATTCAGCAGGTCATGCTAATTTGGATCTTAAAAAGTCCGACGAAGGTGAAGACATGTTTCGTAAGCGTGATCGTAGCACATCGTGGGTCTTAGGAGATTCAGGAGGTTTCCAGATTGGTAAAGGTGTTTGGGAAGGTGAGTGGAAAGATCCTAATGGGCCTGAAGTTCAAGCAGCTATGGCAGAGGCTGTAGCAAAAGGCATCGAACTCGTGCCACAGTTAGATGAGTCAGGGACTCCTAAAGTAGATAAAAAAGGAAATCCTAAATGTACCAAAGTTGATCATGTTAAAGTATATCAAGCAAAACTAGATGCTGCTCAAAAGAAAAGAGAACAAGTGCTTGCTTGGATGGATGCGTTAATGGATTACGGAATGGTACTAGATATTCCAGCATGGGTAGGTCGCAGTCCAGTCGGAGCAAAAAATAGTGGCATTTCCACTTACGATCAAGCTGTAATGGCTACAAAATACAACAACGAGTATTTTATTAAACATCGTAATGGTAATTGTAAATTTTTGAACGTACTTCAAGGAGAGAACCACGATCAAGCAGACGATTGGTACGAAAAGATGAAAGGATTCTGTGATCCTAAAATATATGGCGATAAGGCATTTAATGGTTGGGCCATGGGTGGACAAAACATGTGCGATGTTCACTTAGTACTAAAACGATTAGTAGCATTACGTTTTGATGGACTGTTAGAAAAAGGACAACAAGACTGGATGCACTTTTTAGGTACTAGTAAATTAGAGTGGGCATTGCTGTTAACTGATATTCAACGTGCTGTTAGAAAATATCACAACGAAAACTTTACTATTAGTTTTGACTGTGCTAGTCCTTTCTTAGCAACTGCTAATGGACAAATTTATGTTTCTACTGAAATACAGGATAGAAGCAAATGGTTGTATAGAATGTTACCCAGTGCCGATGACAAAAAATATGCTACAGATAGTAGAGAATTTATCGATGCTGTAAACACAGATAACATCTTTAATGGAAGAACATTTACTAATAGTCCAGTAATGGAAAATGTACCTATTAAAGATATTTGTATCTACAAACCTGGTGACCTAAATAAAATAGGCAAGGAAGGAAAAACGTCGTGGGATAGTTTTAGTTATGCTATTATGATGGGTCATAATGTTTGGCAACACATCAATAGTGTACAAGAAGCTAATAGACAGTATGACGCAGGACTTTGTCCTGCTATGTTAGTAGATGAAAAATTTGATCGGTTGTACTTCAAAGATATTATAGAGGCCATTTTTTGTACTAATGATCGAGAAGTTGCCGACTCGATCATAGAAGAATACAGCAAATATTGGATGGCTATCCCTGGAACTAGAGGTGCTACCGGAAAGAAAACTGTTAACACTTCCACAACCTTTGCCAATTTGTTTGACGTTTCAGAGCCGGATCCTGTACAATTAGACGAAGATGAAACAAGTCAAGACGAATCCAAACTTAACGAACTTGAAGAAAGTGTAAAATGACCTTGCCGGATGAGAGATTTCGAGCTGTACTTAGAACAAGAGAGTTTTTAGCAAATTTGTGTAATCCAAAACACACTCCTCGAGTACCTAAAATTATTAGAGATGAAGCAAGATGGTGCTTACGACACTATCCTGACTATTACGATATGAATAAAACATCTCAAACAAGTCCGGATATTTTTCAAGAAAGAATGGAACCTGTAACTAGACTTTTTAAACAGTACGAGGAAAGTAAAAATGATCACAATTAAAGATTTTATGGAAGTCGTTGACTATCGCATTACTGAAGGCAGCGATTTCCTATGGCAGTGTTTTGGTCCTAATGCTTACTGCTTAGACAGTTGGAATAGTAATTTTGAAGGTTATAGCATTGGTATAACATTTGATACTAAACATCAAACTGTATACAAATTTGAAGCACACGATTACAGCAGAAACAATAGCTATCGCTGGATACACCCTGATTGGAAAGAAATAGCTGCCAATGAAGCTAGAAATCGAGGAATAGATCATAGTGAAGCATGGGACGATGTCAAATATATTGATTTAGATCTAGCAGAAGATATGTTAGAAAAAGCACGAGCTATTGCTAATGGCGTCGATTACGATGAACGAATTAAAGTTCCATTAGAATTGCCCGATAGCTTAATGAATAAATTATTTAGGTTGGCGCACGAACAAGATATAACTCTCAACGAATTAGTAGAAAACATTCTCAAAGAAGAACTTAAAATTCAATGAAGAGTCTTATTATAGGTATGGGCATCGGTCAATTATACAAAAGTGTATTGACCAAGAGTGGATCTGAAATTGTAACAGTGGATTCCGATATTAACAAAGGAGCAGACTTTCCTGATGCTGTATCTGCTATTATGGCACGTGGTCCTTTTGATACCGCACATATCTGTACTCCTAACTTTACACATTTTCAATTAGCTGTTAAAGTCGCACACGATTGTAAAATAGTCTTTATAGAAAAACCAGGTGTTGCTACGGCTAGTAATTGGATGACTCTTGTTCATTCTTTTCCTGAAACACGTTTTATGATGGTTAAGAATAATATGTGGCGTAGTAATATCAAAGAACTACAAGAATCGGCACAATCAGCCGACAGAGTCAGACTGAATTGGCTGAACAAAGATCGTGTACCTAGTCCAGGAAGCTGGTTTACTACAAGAAAACTAGCCTACGGTGGTGTTAGTCGTGATCTAATGCCTCATTTGCTAAGTCTGTATATAGCATTAAATTCCGATTGGCTAACTACTGGCATGAATGGCAGATCTAGTTTGATGAGATATCATTTAAAAGATTTATTAAACACAGAATACGGCACAGTTAATTTAGATGGCACATACGATGTAGATGATTTTGCCACTATACGTTTTAGTAACAAATGGGAACTCACCGCAGATTGGCGAACACTAGATCAAGATAAACGTAATATAGAAATGGACTTTGGAAATAGCACGTTCAAACACGAATTAGGGCTTTGTCCAGAAGACGCCTACGAGCGTATGATTGACGATGCTGTACGAAATCTTAATAATGATAAATTCTGGGCAAGACAAAATACAATAGATTATTGGATACACGAACGAATGGAGAACTTTTGAAAGTACGCTTACTAAGAACCTATGGTGATGGAAAGTTTGTGGAAGAAGAATGGACTAAACCTGAACCCACAGACGATGAAATCGAAGTCAAGGCCGTGATGACAGGTGTATGTCGTAGTGACATAGATATGATGATGGGTAAGTTTCCTATGCTACCTGCTCATATGAGCGGCCACGAAGGGTTAGGCATTGTTACTAAAGTTGGCAATCAAATAATAAATGTTAAAGAAGGCGACTATGTAGCAACTCGCGGTGAGCCAGCGTATGCTGACTATTATAATGTTAGAGTTAGAGAATTTGTAGTAGTTCCTAGTGATGAACCTAAATATATTTTAGAACCAGTAGCTTGCGGTATTAATATTATTAAACAAAATAGTACATTAATCCAAAGCAAAGCATACGATACATCTAAATGTTTGATAATTGGTAGTGGCTTTCTTGCCTGGGTAGCATATAATACATTAAAGCTAGACTTTTACAAATTTGGTACAATCGAAGTTTGGGGGAATAGTAACCAGGAACTTTGGAGTAGTGAAAATGTGCTAGTAGAAAAACCAAGTTACGAAAAATATGATGTGATTATTGACATACGAGAACACACAGAAGTGCTAAAGCGTAAACTACTAGCTCCTCAGGGCATTTGGATTATAGCTGCAGAAAAAGAACCGATCACTACTACATTCAGTGAATTACTTTGGAATGCTAACACCATTGCTATGCCCAGTCCAAGACATCATAGATTTTATGATGCGATGTACGAAGCAAAAGTTTGGGTAAAAACAAATAATTTAAATGTTGACACATTTTGGTCCAAATGCTACAATCGTAACACTGAGTGGCAACAAGCATTCGAGGATGGATTGAACAGACCAGAAGGCTATAGTAGAGGCTATATTAAATGGGATTGAATACAGAACAGAGACAGGACGTAACTTATTTCACAGGCTATGAAGTAGAACATACAGTAGCCTATGGTATGAGAACACTGTTTGTAGTAGGAACACCTAGTCTTAAAGATATTTTGGCCATCGCAGAAGATAGTCAAAGTTTTGAAGATGAATCTAAGCGTATTAAACAAATTTACTTTGGAACTAGTCAAAGTTTTAATCCGGCAACACATGATAACTGGAAAATATGGAATGACAGAATCATGGGATGTTTAGAAGCAGGATACTGGGTCTGTTTAGACTTTGATGTTAAGTATGCTGAAGAAATCCACGAAGAAGCTTGGTGTGAACAAGATAGATTTATTCCAATGATTAGTGTAAAATTACCTTACATTAAACTTTACAACTACAACGCAACACTTAAAATCGACGACCGTACTTGGGGTGCTACTAACCCCGGAGTATGGACCCATCAGCTACACGACCTAATGAGCAAAGACAAATACACTCATTGGGATCAATATACACAGGATACACCAGTATGACTACAGATTGGACAAAAACAAAAACTTATATTATTTCGTTAAGAGGAATAACCGAACCTTGGGAAATTATAGAAAAATTTAAGCAATTAGGAATTAAAAAACATACCTATCAAATTATATATAAAGGCTACACTTTAAAATTTGGTATGAGCAGTGCTATGACTACTCAAGAGGG